CCTTGACTAACCCCCATCTTTTGAGTACTGAGTGCAATTCTAGAGTATAATGAGGCAGTAGCATCTAGAGAGCTTCTAGTACTAATAGCAATAGATTGAAGTTCTCTAAATGCGAGATTAAACTCTTCTTGTGATTTTGTAGCTACCTGTAATTTTGAACGGTATCTTGTGAATTCATCTGACTGTTGAACTAGCGCTTTGCCTACAGCTAATCCAGCAAAAGCTCCTCCAATAACTTTTGCCATATTAGAAAAACTGGCACTAGTTTGGGCAGCAGTGTTTTGTATTTGCTGAACACCTTCTCTTAACTTCTGTAGGTCTTTCTGTGCTTCGCGAGAGTCAGAAACTGTCTTAACGACAATTGCCATAAAGCACTCCAAAATAAAACCCAGAGTCGATAAACTCTGGGTATATGAGGTTAAACTTCCTCAACAATAGGGCCTACGGGTTTACCGTATTTCAACGCAGTTGCTTCAATAAAAAAAGCAGGAGCTTGTTTAGAACTCCCTGCATTAAGGTATTTCATATATTCTGCAGTATTCTGAATGTCTACACTGACAGGTGTTGTTACAGCTGACCAAGAATCTCTTGCGTTTCCTGTATCAACTGGAGTAACACTCTTTAAGTCACTGACCATACGTACTGCAGATTTTTGTAGACCTTCTCTAGAGATCTTTTGAGATTCCTCTTTAATTCTTGAAAACTCGCTTGCAATGTTTAATAACTTAATCTTTAACATAGGCCTTCCACCTTATCTCCACCTTTTGCATCTAGCATACGTTTGAAAAAGGCTGAGTTCATTAAAGATTCACCAACTGTTCTGCTTTCTTGCATCTTCTTTAAGGATGCAAACATTTCAGCAGGAGCTTTCTTTTGTCCAAGAGACGTTAATATATGAGCTGTCCTTAAGTCTTCTCTCCAACCAATAGGTCGTTGTTCAAAGAATTGTAGCCATTCCTGAAACTCAGTATATGGCATTTCTTCTACAAGCTGATATACTGGTATTCCTAAAGTATAGGCAAGCTCATATATAACAATTTCTTCTTGACTAAGATTTACTTTCCCTGCTCACCTGGATTCATTCCGGAGAACTTCATAACTTCATTAGAGAGCTTTGTAAGCTCATCCATCGGGAAGGCTCTAAAGTCATCCTCAGTAAGATCACCAGCACCTTCTACTGCTAATGAAACTACTTTCTGAAGAATACTAAAACCAGGATCATTAGGATCTAGTGACTTTGCAGCTTCCTGAATTTCAAGAACTTCTGCGACACTAAGCTTAGTAATTTTAACGTCTTCATTCATAAACTTTACAGTCTTAGAGAGACGCTTTCCAATCAAGTTCTTGAGACTCATTTCTCGTCCTTAAAATCACCTGAATTATTAGCCTGAAACTCATCCAATTGCCTTCTCATTGCGTGAAGTACTGAAAGAGTCTTAAAAACTTCTGAGGCCTTGTCCTGTCTTGTTTCAAATTCGGGAAGACGCTCAAACGTTTTTCTAATGCTAATATCGATACTTCTGCGCATATGCTTAGCAGTCTTCCTAAGCACATACCCCATACTAAATGGTTTATTTTCCATATTATTCTGAGAGGGGCAAATTAATGCCCCTCCTTTATTAGGTCGTGTAAGGCCCGAGGAAGTCTGACTGAACTGAGAACGCTAATGTAGCTGTCGTTGCATCAGTGAGCGACGGGGTCACTAACATTGATTCAATCTTACCCATAAAGTAGAAGTAAGTATTTGCAACAGTTCCAACGCCACCAGCATTAGAGTCATAGACACCTTGAGTAGCACTAGTAGTCACTGTACCGCCATTAGCAACTGTCTTAGGCGGAGTGGGTAACAGAAGGAATCTCCAAGGACGGCTGATACCATCACCAACCATGTTAGCAAGTACGCTACCCGGATTAGTCATCTCACCACTAGCAAACGTAGGTGCTGTGGTTCCGGCTGCCCATAAAGTTGCAACGTAGTTAATTGTAACTTCCAATGACGGAGGATCTGACTGTCCACCAACTGTCTGGGCTTGCTTTTGGCCATAAACAGGCACATTAACAATGTTCGGTTGAGCACCGATAGCAGGGAACTCTCTAACGTTCAGTAAACGAAGATATTGGGGATTGCTAGTGGCAGTTACAAACTTAGCATCGTAGCCGGCCTTATCTTGGGTGGCAGCTGTAACGCCCGGATCCTTACCAGAGGCAATAGTACCAATTGCCACTGACAAGTCTGTAAACATTGCCGTAGCAATTGAAGCGATGTGAGCCATTATTTAACTCCGAAAATGGTTAAAAGGAAAAGAAAGTGTACTTCTGATAAGACTCTTGTTAGCATAATCAAGTCCATTTGGAGTTAAAGAACTACCAAACAGTTGAGTGGTTTTCCCACTTGCTTGTATAGTACGCCTAGAAAAGTGCTTATCAACCAAATCAGCAATTTCAGAAGATCTCTTAGGACCTTCATTAGCTGGGCTAAATATCTCTACAATCAGCATTCCTGAAACTGACAAACTGTTTACACTTTCCCCGCTAGGAATAATCGTAACTCTGATAAATTCATTATCAGTGGATGAAGCTAAAAAATTTGAAGGATACGTCTTAATATTTTCGCTTGTCCATGCTGTACTTGCAAATATGGAGAAAATATCAGACTGTAAATCTAAATACTTTCCCATTATATCTCCCTAAATGCTTCAAATTCAACAATATACCCGTCATTAGTAATGACAGGACCAATCTTATAAGTAATTGTATTATGGACAAATTTGTCAAATGACGAAATATCTCCAACATCTTTGGTTTTTACAATTACCTTAGTCATTGTTGTATTATGCTTAGGGTATGCTTTTCTGCTTGTTACCATCACACCTTTTATTGTTAACTCATTTATTGTAGGTGCATTTAAAGCACCTGTTGCAAAATTAAATGAATTATTAGTTACTTTTGAAAAGGTGAATGTTTGGGCCAGGTCACCAAGTAGATTAAAAGCCAGATCTACAGAGTCTTTTACTAATTGATTATATCCCACTAGTTAGCCCTCCACCAGGCGTTCATAGCTCCACCACCTGCATTAGTAAGCAGTGGATTAATCAGTCTGGTAACTGTTGATGGAACTCTTTCAGGACTTCTAATATCAGTCAATGAAATAGAACCTACGGAGAGGCTTTTTACAGAACTAGTAGTATCTAATGAGCCAGGTGACAGAAGCAAGTGATGTGCAAGTTCATAAACAGCGTTAATAATACGAGTCGGTACTTCAACTTCATCAAATACAACTTCCGCTCCTACCTTTGGATCAAAGTAAGAACCATAGCGGGGAAATGCTAGAGTTTGTGTGTCACTTACGGCCATGCCTGTGAACTGATATTCATCAATAATAGAAGTAGCTGTGACTAATGCTTGAGCCTTTGATGTGCTTGAAGCAGCAGTCCATGCAATCTTATTGAACGAATCAGAGAAATAGGCATCGGCTTCAGCAACTGTTGCATAAGAGTTAGTCCCCTTGACCAATGCCATAAGTGACCTCTTTTATTAAGCGTGGAATACCGGGAGAATACCCAGAGAAAGAGCTGATGTAAACTTTCTCTGCCAAATACCACGGACGTTGGCAATTGTAGTAGCAGACGCTAATGTCTTAGCTGTGCCACCTTCTGTGACATAGCCATACTCGGCGTCAGACGGGAAAGCATCCTTAGAGCCAGTCCAGTCATAGCCAGCCGGAGCAAGCACATAACCCCAACGATGCCAGATTGTCGTAGTACCACCACCCTTATAGGCGGCAGCATTACGGTCAATTTCGACAGGTTCAGGGATAGCCAAGGCACGCATGGCCAGAGCACCAGGAAGAACAATAAATGAAGTCTTTGTGCCTGTAATATCAACGCCAGCACCAGTGTTGACCTTTGTAAGATCAGCTGATGCCATACTCTGGCTAGCACGAGTTTGAATCAGACGGAACTTGCCTTGGAAAATCGTATTAAACATGATGTTGCCATCAGATACACGATCTTGGTCTACTAAGTTCGCTGAACGTAATGATGCCATAACTTCGGGTGAAGTTACAAGATACGCATATTCCGGTTCATAATCCTTCCATGCTTTGCCAATCGCTTGCAAGAAGCCTTCAGCACGCTGCGCACCTTGCTTAGCAGCATCGGCTGCAACAATAATAGGATTATTGCCAAGATCTACGTAGAAGCCATACTTCTTGTCTGTAGGATCATTGTCAAAAGCTTGACCGCCTAAACCAGTGGCACCAGAACCTGTAGCAGCACCAGCGAGAGCTTCAGACAGAGCTACGCCCTTCAGAACCGCCAGGATAGCATTATGCTCGTCTTGAGCACGATGCTCACCAAAATCACGGCCAATCTTGGCAAGACCGTCTTGTTGAGTGACTACTTGCTGCAAGTTAACCTTAGTACCACCATACGTACGAACTGTCTTAACATATGTCAAGAAGTCAGAGCTATACGTAGAAGCAGTACCGGCCGTAGAGTCCGAAATTGACGCAACGTTAATTGTCGGAGTCATCGGCTTAAACCAACGAATCTGACCAATATACGTTTCAGTGGAGGTATCAATTAGAGGATTGTCACCAACAATTCCCGAGCCCGACAGCTTTCTTGCTGTGGTATAAGCTTCATCTGAGTAGGCACTAATAGCTGATTGCAGAGCAAAGTTGTCAGCGCCAGTCAGGTTTGTTACGATACTCATTTAGAAAAATCCTAAGTTTTTCGGCTAGGAAGCTTGCCTTCTCTAGCTAGTTTTAGAACTTCGTCTTGGCTCATCTCAAATAAAGATGACTTCTGAGTGGAAGACGAAGGTGAGATACGGCTAGTAGTGCCTGATCCTGAAGAAACCTTTTGTTTAAACAAGAAGGAATTATCTTGATTGTCTCCAAAGGACTTGATAAAGTCGTTTAATGAAATGCCAGAACGATGTACCCACTTACCATCTTGATTTTGAACGAGATCTTTAACAATCTCTGAAAAGGCTAAGTCTCTTGCCTTGTCATTTCTAAAATCAAGATCTGATAACATGGTCTTTACCTCTAGATCACGAGTAAGCTCTATATTACGCTTCTCTAATGCTTCTCTTTTGGTTCGTTCTTCTGCAAGTTGCATTTCATATGCTTCACGATGTTTGCCCTCTTCCTGCAATCTCTTAATTTCTTCTTCTCTTTGCTTTTTCTCAAATTCTTGAATCTTCTTTAAAGCCTCATCACGTGACTTGTAAGCACGATCAAGATTTTCTTTCATTGGCTTAAGACGTTCGTCAATAAGCTTTTGAATAGTGTCATCTGAAGACTTGTTGTCAGATTCTGTTTGAGTGGTAGTTGAAGTTGTGTCATCAACTTCAGGTTTTACTTCTTGGTTCTCAGACATTTTAAATCCCTTTGAGTACAACTCATAAGAAGCAACAGCTTCTTATATAAAAGAATAGGGATGAAATATTTCTAAATCATCCCTGGGTTAATGTAACGGGCTGGATTAACCTACACCATACCAACCACGATCTCTCTTAAAATCAATTGACATGTCCTTTAAGATATCTTCTTTTTGTAAGATATCAGAACTAGTAATTGTTTTGCCGCCAATCTTAGATCTTCCGGGAATTGGAATAAGACCCTTCTCAATTGCTTCATCTAAATACTTTCTGTAGATTTCTTCAGGTAATCCTCTTGCTTTCATTTCGTCTAACGTTAACACAATTATATTATTTTCTAACACTTCAGAGTATATTTCCCGTAAAGCTTGTCTAGCATCTAACATTTCAGCGGCATTTGTAAAGAAGGCATCGTGAATAGTTGAAGTGGGTATTTTCTTCTTACGTCCCCATAAATGAAACTTCTTAACAATCACAGCATCATTAGAGTGGTTTCCATTAACTGCATAGGCTGTTCTTGCTTTAGTGGCATCTGCAATGTCATTAATCTTTCCAGATTCATTAAACATTTCATCCCACCATGTTGTTGAAGTTTTTTGAGGTACTTGAAGTATGTTCGTTACCCAATTTCCATTCTTGTCTTTATAAACAAGTCTTTCTTCAAACGATTGAGTAAAATTCTGTTCAATTATCTTTTTATCAAAGTTTACCCATGGTACATTTGTCCATGATTTTGGCAGTTTATTAGAATAAAGAACCTCTAAGTCAAGAAGCTTAGCTTCTTGAAGCAGTTTACCTTTACGTAAATTTTCTATCGTAGGGGCTGCAGGCACTGTCACCTTTAACTTGAAAAATTTAGAACCTATTCGTCTATCGTCTGGTGTAGAAACACCATACATAAGTTCACTAAGAGTTCCATTAGGCTTATAAAAAGAGAATCTTTTTAATATCTTCTCAGATACAGATTCGTTAGCTCTAAGTCCTAACATTCTCGAAAGCCAGTCAGGTAAGGTATAACCTTTTCTCTTACTGCCTCTTACTGAGGTTTTCGCAATTGCTTTCCAGTCAAAATCACTATTACTTGGTTTTGCATTAGATAAATATTCTTCTGCAAGTCTACCAAAGTATCTTGTGAAGTCTTTAAGAATAGGTACCTGTTCACCTAAATGCTCACTCATTATTTTGCCAATTGATTTAAAATCGTCTGGAGTAACAATTTTCTGATATGAAGAGGATAGCTTCTCAACCAGGTCTCTAGTTTGTGGTTGTAGGAACCACAGCTGCTCAATAATATCATCGCCAGGATCCAGACCTTTATTAAAAATGTCTTTCACATCATTTCTTAAAGCTCTTAGCTCTAAAGCAGTATCCATGTCAAATCTTTCATACTTTGCAATTTGAGCAGAGATTTCATTTAATACTTGATCTCGCTCCGCAGTTTTCACTACTAGTACATTTGTATCTTTTCCAAGAACTTTACTTAATTTACCTTCTACATTCAGAATCCCAGTTCTTTCCCCTGCACCATAGAAAGTTCAATACTATTAAATAAGATCGCGACTCTTATTCGGAGTAATAGTATTCCTTCCATTTCAACTTACATCTGCTTGAAATAACTCCAGGACCACTTACATTATGAGCTCTAGCAGCCATTGCAACAGAATCAAACCAGCCTAGTGGTGTATGTACCCTGCGCTTAGCTTGAATACTTTTATCTTGGGCAACCTCATCAATCATGTAAAAACCCTCACGTTCACCTTTACACCATTTTGATATAGTAGAATGGTAAACTTTATAGAACTGGCCAGCTTCTCTGACAGATCTAAAAATACCATCTGGTGTTGATACTTGTCTTGCACGATGCTTCCCTCTTTCATCTATAGCAGTCTTAATGACATCAGCTTCATAATAATAATCTTTATGAAAAAATTTGTTGCTCTTTGCTTTTTTAGATAAAATTGGATGTGACACCCCATGTGCCTTTGCTGCTAGTCTAACAGAATCAAACCAACCTAGTGGTGTATGTATTCGCCGCGCTACCGCACTGTTAGCACCTGAGACGGCAAGTCTAGCTATCTCGTACATTTTAGGTGTTAGTCTTATTCCATCTCTTGAACACATAGTAGCATACGCAATCCTCATTGGCATATTGTTATGAATTTTCATTAATAGCCAATGCGCAATTAAATGACACCTTGGAGTCAAATACACCAGATTAGTTGGCTCATTTCCTCCTCCCATTGATTTTGGCAAAATATGGTGCCTTTCATAGTAACCATTGTCTGGTAAAACTTCAAGTCCATACTTTTCAACCAGTTGTTTGTAATGCTTTTTATAATCCATACTATTACTCCGCTATGTATTACTACATAGATTAGACTATATCTTGTGTAGACACGACTACACTCCCATGTTTCGATTGGGCTTCCAATCTACGGATTTCATCTTCTCGTTAAGAAGGTATATCCTAGTCGTTGAACCTTCAAAGACATCACTGTCTAAGCTTGGCTGCTGATTGTCCGTAATACGGAGGTTCCAGCAATTTATGGGATTTATTCATGGCAACATTTCACCATGTTTTGTGCCTTAGCTGCTTTACGTAAGTCTTTTTCAGTTAACCCTAGCTTCTTATTGATTTCCTTAAACCTAGGATCATTATAAGTAGCTGCTGCAATTTCGTCATATAATCTCTTCTTCTGACTTGTAGGAACAACATTACTAAGTTCAGCCAATTGTTTATTTCGAGTTGTCAAGGCAATAATTTGAGCTCCTGATGAAGAAGCATCTTGCTCTAAGGCTAAGGCTGTTTTATAATTGTTTAAACTTGCTAATGACTTTGTAGTATAGTTGCTTTGAAGATAGTTATCTAGTTTAGCTGCTTCAATAGCAAACCTGTAAAATTTAGCTAGTTCCTCACCATCAACTTGGGCAGCAATCTTACTTTCAAGAACAGCTCTGATATCAGCAGGCTTTCCTCGTAACATATGGTTGCCAAGTTTTACTAACTCAGGCCACCATTTATCAGCTACTTTTTGTCTACCAGTAAATGAAAGTGAGTTATACCTTCCTTCAAACACATCATTAAGACCACCTAGGAAAGAACCTACTTGATCTTTGAAATTATAAAATCCGTCTACTCCAAGAGATTTCTCATACTCGGTATTAAGGAATGGTCTAAATGTTTCTCCTGACTGAGGACCAATAAGGCCACGATCGTAAATACGAGCACGATGATCAATAAAAGCATGATTGCTAAAACTTTTGTTATTTGACCTAAGCCATTCCATTGCTTTAAAGCGTTCATAGGAATCTCCTCTAGATGCGATGTACTTCCTAAACTCATTGAGCTCATTATAGTACTTTGCCTTACCACGATCATCTTCAAAGTAGAGAAGCTTATTAATAAAGTCATAATAATCTTCATCAATTTTATACTTCGCACTAGAGGCCCAATTCAAGGCATCTACCATATTCTTATCTAAAAACTCCTCAGGAAACTCACTGAAGCTACTAGTAGACGTAATAGGAATTCTAGTATCCTCATATCCTAAGATTCCTCTATCAATAAAATATGTTTTGTAACCCTCTCTGAATACCAGTCTATTTTTATCATTCACAACAGATACTCTAAGTCCTAGTTCTACTTTACGTGTTAACTTGATATATTCCTGTATTCTAGGGTCTGTAACTCTGATATTATAGGCAAGTGTGTCATAGTATGGGCCAAAATAGGCACCACTCATCTTGCTCTTCATACGTCGTTTTTGAACACCAAAAGTTTCAATCTCATAAAACTTATGAAGTCTTTTAGATTCTAAAATAGAGTTACCAAGCTCATACCACTCTCTTCTTGACCCAGTAAGATTAGCTGAATTAAAAAGATCTCTGCCTAATGACACAGCTAATTGATCTTTATCAGGAGTATCAGCCAAGCTTAAACGATGAGCAAAGCGTAAGTAAAACTCTTCAATTTGCCTTTCAGACAGTCTATTCCAAATTAGAGGCTTTTCTTTGGCGATAGTTATGTCAAAGACACTCCGTAATTCTTTGGCAATCTTTGGTGCAACTTTATCCTCCCATTTATTTTTGGCAAGAATATTTTCGATAAAGTTGTCAGATAGGTCATCAAGCTGTGTAGCCCCTAATACTGGATCAATGTAATTATCAAGTAAAAGTCTTTTCAAAATATCTTGATCTTTTCTTATCTGAGTTTCAATGAAATCAGAAACGTTCATAACATCGAACTTAATCTGATTCTGAACAACAGCTTTGAAATTACCCCAAACTTCAGGGTTCTTCCTATATCTAGTAAATAGTATTCGTAAATTATCTGTAATAACTGCTCTTTCGTTAAGACTCATTGAGTCTTCTAGAGACAAAACAAATTTTTTAATATATTCCTTATCTCTAGGAAAAAGGTCAGAAGTCTCTTCTAACAACCTAAGATTGTTATTAAAAACAGCAGGGTTTGGCTGATATAGCCGAACATCTTCATACCTATGAGTTATTGGATTAAATTTTAATTGTTCTTCTGTAGGAGGCATAGTAAGCACTCTACTTCTCATTGCCTTCTTAGTATGAATAAGACTTCCGCGATAGTTAGTAAAAGACAAAGTACCATTTAACTCACGAGATTGTAGTATATAGTAATCTCGAAGAGTTTTTGTCATGTCTGTATCATTGATCAGGTCTTCAGGTCTGCTAACACCAAGTTGCATTGCATCTAACTTTGCCTTTGCATTAGCAAATCGTACAGTGTCATTTGGTAATGTATATGTTTCATCTGTCATTCGACGTAATTCGCGTATCCCAATAGAATTACCTTCATCATTCGTAAAACGGTCAAGATGTAACTTACCAGAGCTGAATAAGTCTACCTTTTGATAGTCACCAAGATGTCTGAGTTGAACATCTTTCGGTTGTCTTAACAACCAATCATTATAGGATTCTTTTAATGGAGTCTGGCCATCATAAAAAGCAATTTGTTTCTTTGTAAGTTTTTCTAAGTTTTTCTTCCTAACTTGTGCCACCCCTTCCATTTCTGCCAAATCTTCCCATGATTTGACAACAGGAACAGTAGTAGATCTACAATAATAATGAGCAGGAGGGAGATGAGCAATATCGTCCACAGGATATATATTGCCATCTCTATGTGCACATAGAGGAGTTGTCCTTGAGTCGAGTACGGCAACATACTGGTATCCTTTCAACGATTTCTCATTTGCCTTGTAAATCGCATGGTCAGCTTGGGCAGTGACACTTGTTACCGCTGTGACAACAAGTGCCTTAGACTGTGCCATTGTAATATTGTGTACATGGCCACGCCTAACAGCTAGTGCTATCTCATTTATAGACTTATTTTCAGCAATTCCTTTACGGATTACTGCTTCAAGTCGCTTCTTTTCATTAAGACTAATGCCTGCCCATCCAGCTGATAAAGTTTTGTTTTGGTAAAGAGGTTGTTTTAGTACAACATCCTCTGCGATTCTTTTTGGAGGTCTTTCAGTTCTCCAAATTTTACCGATTGTTACTTCTAAATTTTGATATGTGTATGAGACTTGGTCTGAGAATAGATCTAACAATGACCTGCTAGTTACATTGTTTACTTCTCGAAAAGTTTTAACTATCTCATCGTCAATCTTGTTTAGAAGTACATCTTTCTGTTTACCTGATAAATTTCCCTTGCTCACTATATCATCAATCCTCGATTTATGTTCATCGAGGATTGACCCGACTTTCGCATTTACTCTACGCTCATATAGTCGAATCATTGCACTTCTATCGACTGTCTTATCGTAGATTTTTGTATTAACGTTTGTCATTCACCCCACATGCGCTTTCTCATTCTTTCAGCCGCCTCTAGTGCTTTCTTTTTCTTTTCTTCTGCCGATACTTTAAAAGTTGAATACTTATCTTTTGCATTCTCTAGTTGAGCCCGTAGATTGCCACGAATTTGTGTATTGACGTTGCTTAAACTATATTGCACGTCCGCTACCTGCCTATTAAGATTACTCTTTGTACTATTCAGCTTAGATGGCAAATCCATCTTTAAAGTTGCATATGTATCTTTAGCATTTTCCGTTTTGGCTTGGATATTGCCTTTGACTTGCACACCAAGGTTTCTAGCCTTTGTTGCCAGAGTTACCTTAGTAGGACTTGGAGGTTTTGAATTACGTCCTTCATTACTGTAGGGCTTGGCAGGATAATTTCTACCTTCATTACCATATGGCTTGGCAGGGTAATTTCTACCCTCATTACTATAATTTTCGGTTTTCTTTTTAGCAAAGTAACCACCAGCTGTAGCCGCCATCTGAGGAGGCGTTTGTGCCTTATTTACGTGATTCTTTGCCGCATTAGTATTACCTTTTAAGGCTTTACTAAGTTTCTCATTAATAGCCATCAAGACTCTCCTACAATTTTAGACTCATAACTTTGATCAGCCTGGGCCTTCATAACAGCATCCATATCTGCTGTTATTTCAAGCTTACCCTTTTCATCGTCATACTCAGAGGATACTACGTCATTTTGACGTAATAGCTGTAACCAGATACTTCTGGGAATGAGGCCTTGCTGATACCATTCAGTTGCAAGTCTCAGATAGTCTGCACCTAACGGAGTAGCTGTAAAGTCAGCTGACAGGTTAAATAACACTGACTTTGCATCGATATCGAGGCCATATCTCCAGTTGATCATAAATGCAACAATTTGCTGTAATGTTGCACTAACACGGTTGTTTAGAGAACTAAGTCTGGCAGTCTGAGATGCATTTCGAAGTTGTAAGGCAATTCCCGACTGAGCAGATTCAGGTGATAGCATTCTAATACCGAGTTTAGCCATTTCTTCAATTGAATTTACAATAGCTCTGTCCATGTCTTGGAGGGCAGCTGTGGGTGTTTCAAGAACAGTTGCAGTATCACCTTGTTCTAACTTGATCCAAGTTCCAAGACCACTATTCACCATTTCTTCAAATCGCTCTTGAGTCATTGAAGTTGTTACAACTGGTGTGTAGGTAGCAGCTCCATACAACAGATGATTACGTCTACTAATCTTGTTATAAAGTGCAATTTCCTTGTCAATAATAGCAGTAAGAGGAGGCTCTTCGGGTGCTATCTGGCCGTTTAAGAACCATATAGGAAGCATTCGAAGTCTTTCACCATTCATCAAAATATTATCAATTACTTCAACTTCAACAAATTGTTCTTTTGTACTTTTAGTATAGTCTACATACTGTTCACCATTTACATACTGTACTTGATTTACATCTTTTGAGCCTTCAAATACTCTAATTCTATAATAGCCCTCTTGATCTAGTTCATGTACATAGACAACTTCTTGATATGTTGGATGAAACTCATTATCTGTAAATACTTCTTTATAACCTCTTCTAACAACTCTGCTAAGCACTTCTTTTCCATAACTGTCTAAGGAAATTGTCCAATTAATAACTGTCTCAGCTTTCCATAATACAGGGAATGGTTTAATTTCTGCAAGTTGTTCGGGGGTAAGATCACCAATATTTTCAATCTTAGGAAAGTCAATGTAAATACAAGCTCTTGATGTTTGTAATTCCTCTAGTAGACTGGCATCTAGGAAAGAAATAATAGATGTATTGTCCTGGTTAAACTCTTCTAAGATCCATTCTAGTGTATCTGGAGGAAGACCATCTGGCAATTTTATCTCAGGCTTCTTTCTTAAAAGCCCTCCAATAATCATTCTAACAAATTCTGCAGTAATGCCTGGTAATTCTGCCTCAGCCTTATAGAAGTCATATTGCTTTTGACTCATTGAAGGTGAGAAAGGAATTAGAAGATTTCTAAAATTTGTTACATCAAGATAGGAATCAAAATCTTTTACATACTTCTCACCGGCGCAAACTGCTCTAGATCTTTTCCACAAAGGAATTAAAGATTCATACTGGGCATTTGGATCTGAGACTGTTTTGCCGCT